ATGGCCAGCAGAGCTATTTCCGACCTGCACCCGCAGTTGCAACCCCTGGCTGAGGCGTTTGTGCGGCGCTGCCGCGACGCCGGCGTGGAGGCCTTGATCACCTGCACCTGGCGTTCCGGCGCGGAACAGGACGCCTTGTACGCGCAGGGCCGTTCCCGGCCTGGGCCGAAGGTGACCAACGCCCGCGCGGGGCAGTCCGCGCACAACGTCATGTTGCACGGCAGTCCAGCGGCGCGAGCTTTCGACGTGGTGCCGCTGATCGGCGGCAAGCCGGTCTGGGACGCCCACCACCCGCACTGGCAGGTGATGGGCGAGATCGGCGCCGCGTTGGGCCTGAACTGGTATGGACGACCGGACGCGCCGTTCCGCGAGTTTCCCCACTTTGAGTTGAATTCGACCAGCCTCGACAAGGAGAAGAAATGATGCGTCTGTCCGATTTGCTGACCCGGCCCGGTGGCAGCCGGCTGAGCCATTCCCGGCTGTGGGCGAACATCGCCTGCGCGGCGGCCACGCTCTTGTTTGTGGTGGAGGGACTGCGCGGCACCTTGGGCGCGGATATCTGGCTGATTTATCTCGGCATTGTCGGCGGCTACTCCGCGGGCTTGCGTCTGATCGCCGCCTGGCGAGATCGAGGCGGCCGCTGATGGGCCCGGTGCCCTCGTGGCTGAAGTTGGGGGGCTGGCTGCTGCCGCCCTTGTTGGCGGCGTGTCTGGCCTATCCGCTGGGACTGCGCCACGGCGCGGAGAGTTGGCGCGCGCGCTTGGCCGAACAGCGGGCGGCGGATCAAGGCCGTCAGGCCGCCGAGGCGGAGCGCGCCCAATTGCAACTGCAGGCGGCCTTGCAGCAGCAGCAACGTCTGCGCGAACTGCTGGGCCGGCAGGAGGCGCGCTTGTTAAGTCAGCAACAGGATCTGCAGCAGCGGCTGCGAGACCAGAAACAAAGGATCGAATATGTCGTGCAACAGGATGGCGGCCGCTATGGCGGCCTTGGCCCTGACAGCCTGCGCCTCTACCGGCAAGTCCTCGGCTACTCCGCCGCCGCAGTGCCCGCAACCGACTCCGTATCTATTGCAAATCCCCATCAAGCCGCCTCCGCCGGCGCCGGGCTACCGGCAGCAGACCTCCTGGCTCACGCCGCTGATTACGGCGCCTGGTGCCAGCAGCTGGAACAAAGGCTGACGGCGCTCGGCGGGCTGTTTACTTCCGAAGGACCACAACCATGAGCGACTTTTTCGATCGGGCCAGCGAGCTGGAGACCGAGTTCCGCGAGCAAGCGATTGCCCGTCATTACCAACAGTTCGGCCAGGCCGGCTACAGCCACTGCGAGGATTGCGGCGACCCCATCTCGTCCGCGCGACGGGCGATCATGCCCAGCTGCACCCGTTGCGTGATTTGCCAACAACTGGCCGAAGGCTGAAAGGCGGGTTTCACGTGGAACATGACAATCTGATGGCCCTGGGCCGCATAGAAGGCAAGCTGGACATGATCGTGGCGCACCTCGCTAAACAAGACAAGAAACTGGAAGAACTGGACGGCCGCCTGCGCGACGTCGAAGTCCAGGCCGCGCGCAGCGGCGCCATGTCCGGCGCTTTGTCCGCGCTGGCGGTGACGTTGCTGGGCGAGTTCCTCAAGCGCTTGCTCCACTGAGCGGCGGCACGCCGTTTCATCCGCCCGCCTCCGGCGCGGCGTCGAATTTCCCCCCTCTCAAACCTAGTGAAAGGAATCCAGATGTCGCAAACGACGATCTGTATCAAGCCGCAGCTGCAGTTCAATTTAATTGGCCATGAAGACGCTGCAATGGCTGCGGATGGCAAGGGCGCGCAGTTCCAGATGAACGCGACTTGTTGCGGCCAAGAGGCAGGCAAGGGACAAGGCGTGCCCAGCGGCGCTGTCATGCATTTTGCCGCGGAGAAAGCCCCGGAAGGCTGGTTGAAGGCAGATGGCAAGGCCTATGCCAAAAGCGCGTATCCCGCCTTGTTCAGCGTGATCGGCGACAGCTTCCGCGATGCGAAGAACAGCGACGAAGCCATGTTCAATGTCCCTGACCTGCGCGGCGAATTCATCCGTGGCTGGGACGACGGCCGCGGCGTGGACCCGGCGCGCAAGAGTGGCAGCGCGCAGAAGGGCACGTTGGTCGCCGCTAACGAATATTTCAGCGACAACGAGCTCTACAACATCAGCACCAATGTAGGCACAGGGCAAGCTGCCGCCGGCACCGCCGCCTTCGGGGCAGATGTTCCTGATCTGGCGGGCTACCCAGGCCTGGAAATGCACTATGTGACAGGCGTCAAGGGCGCGCTGAGCAACTACGTCAGTTCGATCGGCGCAGCGCGTCCTCGCAACCTCGCCCTGCTGGCCTGCATCAAGGCTTGATCCACCTCGGCCGCGCCCGCGGCCGCAAGCCCCACTGACATCGCTCAGCTAAGCCCAAAACCGCGGGCGCGAGACAATAGCCGTATCGATAAACCGCTGAATCATTGAGGAAATCATGTCCCAGCTGATCCAACTGCAAGACGCCATCGCCGACCGCCTGCGCCAAGGCCTGGGCCGCATGGTGCGCGAAGTGGCGGCCGATTTGGACGAAACCGGCCTCTGCGGGCTGGATCTGGCGCAAGGCCGTTACCAAAGCCGGCTGACGCCGGCTGCGGGCAGCCCGGGTCTGAATCCGCAGGCGCTGGCGCGCTTGCCGGCCTTGTGGACCGTGGCCGGCGGCGTTATCGCCTGCCAGCCTTCGGCCAGCCAACGCCAGCGCTACAAGGCGCAGGCCCGCTTCACCGTCATCGTCGGCGACCGCCTGCAGGCGGATCGCGGCTACGCCGGCGCCGGCGTCTGGCAGCTGGTTTACGCGGTGCGTCGCTTGCTGGCGGCCCAGGATTTCGGCCTGGCGGTGTCGCCGCTGATTCCCGAGCAAGTGCGACCGCTGGCTCAGGCGCAGCGGGACGGCGAGCCTTGGAGTCTGGTGGCTTGCGATTTCGCTACCCACTGGCTGGACGAGGCGCTGGACAACGGCCACTGGCCGTCGCCGCAAGGCGAGACGGATCCGGACCAGCTGTTCGCCCGCTTCGGCGGCCGGCTGGAAGGCTCCGCCGTCGAATGGCGCAGCACCCGGCTGGACTACAGCCTGGACGGCAAAACGGGTGTCAAAGCCCAGGATGTCGTGCTGCAGCCCAAGCCGCCCGTTATTTGATTTTTCGCAGCATCCCGTCGCGCCGTCCGGCGCGGCGACTTTCTCCCAACCGCATCAATCAGGAGCCCATACTCTATGGCCAGCCCCAACATCAGCTTCGACCAGATTCCGGCGTCCATCCGCAAGCCGGGAAAATACTTCGAGTTCAACACCAAGCTGGCGGTGCGCACCCTGCCGGGCAATCCGCAACGCGTGCTGGTGATCGGCCAGCGTTTCGCCGACGCCGCTCAACCGGCTCTGGCCGCGCTGGACGTGTTCAGCGACGAGCAGGCCGCCCAGGCTTTCGGCCGCGGCTCCTACGCCCATCTGCTGGCCCGCGCCGCCATCAACGCCAACCCCTATCTGCAACTCAGCGTGATCGCGGTTGACGACGCGGACAGCGCCTCCGCCGCCGTCGGCACCTTCACCTTCACCGGCCCGGCCACCGGCGCCGGTGTGGCCAGCCTGTTCATCGGCGGCCGCCGCATCGACGTGGCCGTGGCCGCAGGCGACGACGCCGCCAAGATCGCCGCCGCCGCCAAGGCCGCCGTCGACAAGCTGGCGGATCTGCCGGTGACCGCCGCCGCGGCCAAGGAAGTGCTGACCCTGACCGCTCGCCACAAGGGCGCGGCCGGCAACGCCGTCGCCTTGAAAGCGCAGGAACAGATCGCCGGCCTCGGCATCACCGTGGGCGCGATGAAGGGCGGCGCCGCCGATCCGGACATCGCTCCGGCGCTGGCGGCCGTGGTCAGCGGCGGCCACCACATCGTGGTCAATCCCTTCAACAACGACACCGCCTTCACCGCGCTGCGCACCCATCTGGACTTCGTGTCCGGTCCGATGGAGCAACGCGGCGCCATTGGCGTGGTCGGCGCCGTCGGCGCGCTGTCGGAAGTCAGCGCCGTCGCCTCCAAACTGGCCAGCGGCCGCGTCAGCGCCGCCTGGTATCGCGGCTCCGCCAAACTGCCGGGCGAACTGGCCGCCGCTTACGCCGCGGTGATCGCCAGCGAGGAAGATCCGGCCCGTCCGCTCAACACCCTGGAGCTCAAAGGCCTGGACGTGGTGGAACTGGCCGCCCGCACCAGCCGCACCGAGCAGGAAAACGCCCTCTACAACGGCGTGACCCCGCTGGAAGTGGGCCCGGGCGAACGCGTGCAGATCGTGCGCTCCATCAGCACCTACACCAAGGACGCGCAGGGCGTGGACGACGTGTCGCTGCTGGATCTGACCACCATCCGCACCCTGGACTACGTGCGCCGCGCCTGCCGCGAGCGCGTGGCGCTGCGCTTCCCGCGCGAAAAGCTGTCCGATCGCACCCCGTCCAAGGTCCGCTCCGAGCTGCTGGACGTGCTCTACAAGCTGGAAGAGCTGGAAATCATCGAGGCGGTGGAGGCCAACAAGGACGGCCTGATCGTCGAGCGCGACGCGCAAGACGTGAATCGTCTGGACGCCAAGATCCCGGTGGACGTGGTCAACGGCCTGCATGTGTTCGCCGGCCGCATCGATCTGCTGCTGTAAGCGGCGCTGGGTAAACACGCGGGGTGCCGCGGCGCGCCGTCTTGCCCCTGCGTGCTTACCCGAGCGGGCCTAGTTTTCCCCGTTAACGCTTGACCCGGCGGCCCGCCGCCAAATCGGCAGGGCCGTCCACATGAAACCGAAAAGGACATTCACATGGCTTTGAAAGAATACGCAGGTTCGATCGTAATGGAAGTCAACGGCCAGGAAATCGACGTCATCGATCTGAACGTCAGCAGCAAGACCGGCCGCAAGCTGGTGAAAACCATGAACAGCAGCGGCCGCGCCCGCGGCTTCGCGCGTGGCATCTCGGAATACGAGCTGTCCGTCACCGTCTCCATCCCGCTGTCCGGCGAGCTGGACTGGGAAGCGATCGAAGGCGCCAAGCTCACCGAATTCCCGGTGGCGCCGGGCGGCAAGCGCACTAGCTACCTGGACTGCTTCACGCTGGAAGTGGGCGAGAAATACGGCGTGGAAAGCGAATCGCGCCGCGATATCAAGCTACTGTCGCTGCGTAAGGTTCAGGAGTGAGCTCAAGCTTATTTAATCGGCTGATTAAATAATTAACGGCTGGATGTGGAATGTGGTGTGACAGGAAGCATCTGGCCGTCTTCTCATATATTCCCGCCTTGTCGCCTCAGAAAATCATATGAGCGAATACGCAGTTTTAAGCTGCGGTAAGACATCAGTGCATTTTGACAGGTATAGAGCCTTATCTGATGAGTAGTTGATTTTACGGGGCGGTGAAGCATTGACCTGGAGCAGTTATGCTTAAATTAAGCCCGGAGCAGTTGAAGAAGCTAGAAGAAATGGCCGCCAGGAAAAGAGGGGAGTATGCGGATATCTACTCTTTTCTGAAGGGTGCGGTTGCAGAAAAGATGAAGCAAGAAGCGCATCAAAGCGCAGTGCTGCCGCATGAAAAAGCCAAGGCAATCAAGCGTTCGCAGGAGCTGGATGGGCTGTATCTATGGCTGTCCGTGGCGGAGTCGACCAATGGCGGGACTGGCGATGTTTATGACTCTTTTCTCCGCGCATCAACCAAGAATTTAATGAAGAAGCATGGGAAAAAGCCATATTCCGATGCGCTTTACAATCAGGCCTCAAATAAGCTCGCCAAAGAAATGATCCCCCAGATCCTCAAGGATCAGGGAATGGATATCAAAAAAATAGTACAGGCAGACGCCAAAAATTTTACCGAGGCTTTTGGCTTGCCGGATGGCAGCTGGCCTGGAACTGCTTTCGATACGTTTGCTTTGGGCGGAGACCATGTATCTCTGCCCAAGGATGGCAAGATCGGCCTTACCGACACGCTGTTGAATGCGGCGGAAAGTTCCATGGATGTGGTCGGCGGGAAAGTCAGCGAAATGACCGAGCCGATTGAAAAGAAAGTCACAGAATCGCTGGCGGGCGCGGGGCTGGGATTGTACGACACATTCTTTGGCGACAAAAAAAGCCAAGGGCCTGCATCGCCGAAAAAACAAGTGTCGAAAAAACAAGCGCCTAAAAAGTTGCCTCGCCCAGCCAAAGCTCTTGAGGATCTGCCCGCCGGGCAGAAGAAAATCCAGCTGGAACAATTAAGAAAGAAAGTGGCCAGCAAACAGGCTATTCCCGATGCCGTGACATTGGCGGCATCCATTTTGGGGAAAGAGGCCGTGCCGGGCGCATTGGCAAAATTGATACCCCGACTACCCTCCATGATGCCTGGCGTGGCACAGGCCTTGAGCGCGACCAATGATGTTATCGGGTTTGGCGATCATGTCATTAATGGCCGATTCCACGAAGCAATGACCGAGGGACTTGGCATCGCTGCTTCTATGGGCGTTGGTGGTAAGGCTGGAAAACTGATGCAGGGCGCTGTTGCGCAAAGGGCTGTGGAAGCCATTGTGGGCAAAGCTGCAGGAGATAGTGTCAAATTAATTGCCCAAGGCTTGACCGGTGGAGATTACGTTAATAAATGGGGTCCTCCTCGCACGTTGCCTAATGATGTCGATTTGAAAAAAACCTTGGAGGATAAAAACGGCCAAGCCTATTCTGCGGTGGATGTCGATGGTACGGGGGTATTCTCTTGGTTTGCACATAATGATCGTAGCGACTTGATGGGCGCGAGATATACGGAAGTCATGGTCGGAGAGAAAATAGCCGAGCTGAACAGGGATTATATTAAGTCCGTTGAAAAAGAATATGCGGCAAGGGCAAAGCAGGAAAAGGAAAAGAAGGAACAGCGAAAGGCTGCCAATTTGACTTCCAAAACCAGCGCGCAGACCACTCCTAAAGAGGCTGCGAAAAAAACGGCGACGGATAAGCTGCGTACCACATCTAAAAGTGCGCAGCCAGCGCAAAAGCCAACAAAGAAAACGGTGGCTGCGGCTGGAGCAGCTCTGCCTGGGGGCGAGGATGCCCAGTCTAGTCCCGTCGCGATGGATGCATTGGCTTCGGCATCCCCCGCACTATCCAATACCAGCATGCCCGGCGGTCCAAGCGCCAATGCTTCGAACGAGCAGTTGCTGATGGTCATGTCGCAAATCCAGGCCAGTTTGAGCCAGTTGGTCAGCCATCTAGCCCAGCCTACCAATATCACCGTAGACGTCCAAAACGGCAATATCGTCGCCGCCGTCAACGCCGCCAATAGCCAACAACAAAGGAGAAGCTGATGTTCAATCTCAGTCTGTTTGCCGGCTCCGCCGCCGGCGCGCTGGTGGACGCCAGTTTCCGCGGGGTGCGCTTTGAATGCCTGCGCAGCGTGGACAGCGCCCAGCGCGACCAGGCGATGCACGAATACCCCTATCTGGACGGCGCAGACGTCGAGGACCTGGGCCGCAAGGCGCGCAAGGTGTCGCTCAGCGTCTTCTTCTGGGGCCGCGATTATCAGCAGCGGCTGCGCGACTTCGTCGCCGCGCTGGACCAGGCAGGGCCGGGCGAACTGATCCACCCGGTATTCGGCAGCATGCCCAAGGCGCAGCTGCTGGATTACCAGATCAGTCACGAGGCCGACGCGCCGGACTCCTGCACCGTGGAAGTGAACTGGGTGGAGGCCACGCCGGGCAATCCCTTTTTCGCCAGCCAGCAGCCCTTGCAGCAGGTGGAGGCCATCAGCGCTTTGGCGGCCAAGGCGCGCAGCCTGGGCGGCGAGGCCTTCGCCAAGGCTCAGGGCCTGCTGCAAAACGCCAATACCGCGCTGACCCGGCTGGGCGCGCTGCGCGTGCGCTTGAGCGATACCGTGCGGCAGCTTGCCGGCATGGCGCAGCAAGGCATTGCCCAGGTGGTGGACTTGCTGGCCTATCCGCAAGCCTTCATCGGCCAGGTGACGTCCTTGGTGGACGAGGTCGCCAACTGGCGTTTTGGCGTCAAGCTGGAAATCTGGCCGGGCCTGAAGTGGGAGGCGGAAGCGAAGCTGCCGCAGGCTACTCTGGCCGATTGGAACGCGATGAAGGACAGGCTCAACGGCGTGTCCAAGAAAATCGGCCGCGCGTCGGACAGCTTGAGCCAGGCCGGCAAGGCGCTGGAGGTCTGGACCGAGGACGAAATCCGCATCGATGCCTTGCTCAAGCTGACCGTGTCCACCTCGATGGCGAACGCCGCCGCCGATCTGTTCCGCTCGGAAGCCGCGCAGCCTACGTTGACGCCGCCGGCGCTGGAGCAAGTGGCCGGCGACGTGCGCGCCACCTTGCAGCAGACCATAGAGCAATGGCGCAAGGCGCTGCCGGGCGAGGACGCGCGCCAGGTGATTGAAAGTCTGCGCGATCTGGGCCTGCAGGTGCAACGCAGTGCCGCCGGCCTGGTGGCCGCCAAGCCGCCCTTGATCACCCGCAAGGTGGAATCCGCCGCCAATCTGCGTCAGCTGGCCCACTTGTGGTACGGCGACAGCGGCCGCGCCGCCGAGCTGCTGCGGCTGAACCCGCAGCTGGCGCATCCCAACCATCTGCAAGCAGGAGAGCTGATCCATGGCTACGCCCGCTAAGACCGTTTCGGCCAATAACGAAGTCAGCCTGGAGATCGCCGGCAAGACCCATCGTTACTGGACCCAGTACAGCATCGATTCCGATCTGACCGTGGCCGCCGACGCCTGGCAGGTGTCGCTGGGCCTGCCCGGCGGCGAGGTGCCGCCGGCGGTGGAGCCTGGCGCCGAGGTCAAAGTGCTGGTGGGCGCAGACGTCGTGCTGCTGGGGCGCGTGGACGACATCAGCCACAGCATAAGCGCCGGCAGCCATCAGCTGACGCTGTCGGGCCGGGACCTGGCCGGCATGTTGCTGGACTGCAGCGCGCCGTTGCTTACCGGCAAGGGCATGACGTTGAGTGATGTGCTGGAGAACGTGATCAAGCCGCTGGGCGTCAGCCGCCTGCGCGTGGACGCCAAGGGCAAGGGCCAGATCGAGAAAATCAGCGTGGATCCGGGCAACAGCGCCTGGGACGTGCTCACCCGCGCAGCGGCGGCCAACGGCCTCGCCGCCTGGTTCGATCCGGACGGCACTCTGGTGGTGGGCGGCCCGGATTACAGCGCGCCGGCCAAGGCCAAGCTGATCTTGCGCCGCGACGGCAAGGGCAACAATGTGCTCAGCCTGACGGAAACCCGCTCCCACGCGCCGCGCTACTCGCAGCTAACCCTGCTTGGCCAGGGCCACCGTCAGGCCTTGACCCCGGGCAGGCACGATCTCAAGCATCAGTCCGCGGACCCGGACGTCCGGTATCACAAACCGCGCATCGTGGTGGAGCCGGACGCCGCCAATCCGGCGGAACTGGCGGCGCGCGCGGACAAGATGCTGGCCGACGCCCGGCTGGCCGGCTACACCCTCAGCGCCACCGTGGCCGGCCATCGCAACAGCGCCGGCGAACTGTGGACTCCCGGCCAGCGCATCCAGGTGGAAAGCGAGCCGCACGGCATCAAGGGCGGCACTTATTTCCTGATGGCGCGCACCTTCAGCGGCGGACGCGGGCAGGGCTGCACCACCCGGCTGACGCTGAAAGAGGACGGCCGCTGGCTGCCGGCGATGCGCAAACGCTGAAACAAAGAAAGGTTGAAACGATGTGGAATGACGTAGACCAGAGAATCCGCCGCGCCTTCAGCAATGTGCGGCAGGGCTTCCGCGCGGTGCTGACCCGCGTGGACAGCGCCGGCGACGTGCAAACCGTTCAGGCCGACGCGCTGGCCGGCGAGCAGCTGCAGGACGCCGAACTGTTCCAGCACTACGGTTACAGCGCCAATCCGCCGCCGGGCAGCATGGCGGTGGTGCTTCCCCTGGGCGGGCGCAGCAGCCACGGTGTGGTGATCGCCACCGAACACGGCAGCTACCGGCTGAAACAGCTCAAACCCGGCGAAGTGGCGCTGTACAGCGACGAAGGCAGCAAGATCGTGCTCAAGCGCGGCCGCTTGATCGAGGTGGAGTGCGACACCTTCAGCCTGCGCTGCAAGAACTGGCAGGTCAACGCCAGCGAACAAGCCAGCTTCACCACGCCCACGCTCAGCACCAGCGCGCAACTCGTGGCCCAGGGCCAGATCAACGGCAACGGCGGCATGGCCATTCAGGGCGGCAGCGGCGCCAGCGTCAAGGGCAACGTCACCGTCAGCGGCGACGTGGTGGCCGGGGGCAAGAGCCTGGTGGGCCACCAGCATAACGGCGTGCACGGTACGACCAGTCCACCGTTGTAAAACACGATTTTCACCAAGCGTGCTGTTGATATCGCTTGCTTGAACGCTCGCCGGCACTGACCCGCTTCCCTTATCCCCAACCCTTTCAAACCCGGAAAATAACGCCATGGACCCTCTATTGGACCCCATTACCGGCGATTACGCCGGCTCCACCACTGATACCCTGGCCAACGCCGTCTACCTGAGGCTGATGACCCCGCTGGGCGGCTGGTGGGCCGATCCCGAACTCGGCTCCCGCCTGCATCTGTTGTCGCGCAGCAAGGACAGCAGCCAGATCGATCTGCTGGCCTGCCAGTACGCCGAACAAGCCCTGCAACCGCTATTGCGCGACGGCCGCGCCCGCCGTGTCGGCGTTGAGGCGCAGCGTCCCGGCAGCGGCCGTTTGCTGCTGTTGGTCGAAGTGGAAGAGGCCGGCGGCCAGACCCGACATTTCCAACACCACGTGAGGATAGCCTGATGCCCCTGTCCACCCCGGATTTTGAAACCATACGCGGCGCGCTGCTGCGCGATCTGCAAAACCTGCGCGCCGACGCCGACGTCGGCCCCGACAGCGACTTCTACGTGCGCGCCAGCTCGGTCGCCAGCGCGGTGGAAGGCTTGTACCAGCATCAAAGCTGGATTGCCCGCCAGATTTTTCCCGACAGCGCCGACCGCGACTATCTGGAACAGCACGCCCGGGTGCGCGGCCTCAGCCGCAAGCCGCCAGTGGCGGCCAAGGGCCTGCTGCAATTGGGCGGCAACTCCGGCGCCGGTTTCGCCGCCGGCCTGAAAGTACGGCTGGGCGAACAACTCTATACCACCCAGGCCGGCGGCCAGCTGGACGTGGACGGCCAGGCCCGCGTGGCGGTGGCCGCCGATCTGCCCGGCCTGGCCGGCAACGTGCCGGCCGGAACGGTGGCCGAACTGATGGCCGCGCCCAGCGGCCTGGCCAGCCGCGTCAGCTTCGTCAACATGGACGGCGGCGTGGACGAAGAGGACGACGCCGCCTTGCTGGCGCGGCTGCTGGAACTGATCCGCCGTCCGCCGGCCGGCGGCAACCGTCACGATTACCGGCGCTGGGCGCTGGAAGTGCCGGGCGTGTCCGCCGCCTACGTCTACCCGCTGCGCCGCGGCCTGGGCACCGTGGACGTGGTGATCACCGCTCAGGATAGCCTGCCTTCGGCCGACACCCTGGCCGCGGTGCAAGCCCATATCGAAGACCTGCGCCCGGTCACCGCCAAGAACTGCCTGGTGTTGGCGCCCACGCCGCGGCCGGTGGACATCGAAGTGGCGCTGATGGTGGACGGCACCACCGTGCAAGCCGTCACCGAACCGCTGCGCCAAGTGCTGGCCGCCCATTTCTCCAGCCTCGCCCCCGGCAGCAAGCTGTACAAGAGCCGGCTGGAAGCATTGATCTCCGACCTGCCCGGCGTGGTGGACCGCCAACTGCTGTCGCCCGCCGACAATATCGCGCCGGCGGTGAATGAGAAAACCGTGGAATGGCTGCGTCTGGGCAAACTCACGGTGAGGGGGATGCAATGAGCCCGCAAACCCCGCATAGCGAATTGCTGACGCGTTTGCTGCCGCCGGTCAGCTACAGTCCGGACGGGCCGCGACTGCAGGCCGAGCTGGGCAGCGAAGGCGCGGCGCTGGACCGGGTGCAGAACAGCGCCCGGCAGTTGGTGGGCGCCACCACGCCGCTGCTGGCCGAAGGCCTGCTGCCGGACTGGGAGCGCGTCTGCGGCCTGACCCCGCCGACGGACGCGCCCTACCAGCAGCGTCAACAGGCGGTGCTGGCCAAGCTGGCGGAAACCGGCGGTCTGTCCATTCCATACTTCACCCGGCTGGCGGCCGGCATGGGCTACCGCATCGCCATCAGCGAGCCGCAGCCCTTCCGCGCCGGCATCAACCGCGCCGGCCAGCAGCTGTGGACCGCGGACATTCCCTGGGTGTGGCAAGTCACCGTGTTCGGCGCCAAGACCCGGCCATACTTTTTCCGTGCAGGTCAATCGTTGGCCGGGGAACGCCTCACCACCTTCGGCGACCCACGGCTGGAAGATCTGTTCAAGGATCTGAAGCCGGCCCATACCTACGTCTACTTCGCCTACCAGCCTTAAACCGCGCCTCACGCGGACCTTCCCGTCCTTTCTCCCTTCCCCTCACAGCCCCGCCCCGGCGGGCGGGAGCCTGTGCTCTTTCTCTTCCTTCAGGAGCGCTCCATGCAAGACCCCCAATCCACGGCAAACCCCGATCAAAACAAAGACCTTGCGGCCGACCCCGCGCCGGTTCCGGCGTCTTCGACCTTCGATACGCAGCAGGAGGTTTGGGCGCGCCTAGGCAGCCAATCCCAGCAAACCCCGACCCTGTCCTGATTCATTCACTGTTTTTTGGAGAGACTGATGAAAGATGTCATCAAGCCGGTTCCCACGCCGGACACCCTGTTTCACGACGGCAACCCCAGCAGCGGCGAGCTGGGCACCATTGTCGGCGCCGACTGGCTGAACAATGTTCAGTCCGCGGTCATCGCCAGCCAGGAGGAGCTGTTGACCGTGGTCAAAAGCAGCGGCCAGAGCGCGGACCCGGCGCGCAAGGATCAGTTGTTGCAGGCGGTGAAGCAGATCGCCTGGGGCGGCGCCAGCAAGCCGACCACGCTGGCCGGTTACGGCATCACCGACGCGATGAAAATCGACGACTGGGGGATAAACGGTTACAAGGAGCTGCAGGTGGGCCCCGGCCGCGAGTTCGCCGACATCGCCAGCGCCTGGAACAGCCTCAACGGCAAAACCCTGAAGACCGACGTGCTGATCAAGGTGGACGACGGCCAATACACCTCGACAGGCATTGGCTTGGGCAACCAGCCCTTCGCCAGCCGCATTCGCATCCGCGGCAATATCGCCAATCCCTCGGCCTGCCAGATCCGCTTTGTGGCGGGTGCGGATAAGAATAGCCATGGCGTGGTGTTTACCAATGCCCGTGGTGTCGAGTTCTCCGGCTTTCACCTGATCGGCGAGGCCACCGAAGGCAATTGGACTCACCGCTGCCTGCATATCGGCGAAGGTTCATGGGTGTGGGGGGCGGAAAATTCTTTGATCCTGGAGGGGGCGGGCAGCGGTCTGCAAGTGGAGCAGAACTCCCGCTTCAGCAACAGCAAGTTGAGGGTCAACAAGGTTAAGGAATGGGGCGTTGTCGTTGGCGGAGGGTCTCACTGCGAGCTGCATTACGTGAACATCGTCGGCGAGGGCAAAAACTTTCTTACCAAAGTACCTGTTCGACTCGATGCCAATGAGCGCAGTGCCTACCCGCATGGGATGCTGTGTGCGGATACCAGCCGTGCGTGGGTCACCGAGGGGCGGGTAACCGGGGTACGATTTGGCTTTGCCACCGCTCGCAACGCGTATCTCTGGTGTGATGGCAGTGTGGTGGAGCAATCCGGGGTTGGCTTCGAGGCGCATTCCGGTGCTGTGATATGGAATCATGGTTCCGGACCGGTGCCGGCTTTGCCGCAGGGGCGGCGCGGCAAGGCGCTCACTTGCGATACCGGCTTTCAAGCGGTTTGGGCTGGGGTGATTTACGCGCCGATGGCCATTGCGGAAAACTGCAACAATGGGTTCAGAGCGCTTTGCGGAACGACCATGGTAATTAATGGCGGTTGGGCAAAGAACTGCCAGGTCGGGTTTGAGACCTACAGCACCAGTTATTTGGAGGCCTACGACACCAAGGCCGCATCGACCGGTTGCCCGACGGTATATTCGCCGGCTACCAGCGGCGTGGCGGGCAATGCCAACAGCGTGCTCAGCTTCAGTTAAGTCGGCCAAGCGCCCGCCAGCCGCATCCTTTCCGGATGCGGCTTTTTTACGGCCAGCACCGGCGCTGCCAAATGCCGGCTTTTGCGCTAATCTCCGCCCCCCGGTCCGCCGCCGCCTTGACGCTCCAGCCATCCCCCCTTACTCTCGCCCTTGCGCTGTGACAATCCACAGCCGCGGGACTGGGAGGTCCTACTTTAGTGTGGTAGCAACCGCTGGCCAGCGGTTCGCTACGTCCATGCGTCTGCCGCAAACAGGGCAGGCCATGGCACTGAGTCCCCGCAAGGGGGCTGCCGTGCGCACTGCGGTCCTCCCACTTTGTCATGAGCCTGCCCACGCCTTCCGCGCGTGCCGCGCAGGCATTCTTAAGCAGATGTTTGTGGAGGCCATAATGAATATATTGAGTTTCTGCCAGCCGCACCCTTGCCATACCCGGCCCGAGACACCGGAGGGCCAGCCATGAACGCCCCCGTCGCCAAGCCGGAGTTGTCACCGTTGCAGCGCCTGCATGAGCAGATCAAGCAGCTGCGCATCGTCACCGCCGGTCAGGATGAGACTTACGCTCTGGTCAAGCTCATGGAGCAGCGCTATCTGCAGGCCGATGAAAGCCTGACCCAGGGCATCGTCCACGTCCACGCCGCCAACCAGAGTCTGCATGCATTGATGGCGTTGCTGCAGGACAGCCAGGAGGACAAGCACGTCAACTGCCAGCAAATGGCGGCGCTGCTGGAGCCCATCCGCCAGGAGTTGCAAGCCGGCTTCGAGCAGATTTCCGATGTGATATAAGGCGCCGCGCCGCGGCGACAAGCGCGGCGCTTCGCCTCCGGCGCACTGACACCCGTCCGCTGCCGCCGCGCGCGCGTTTCCCGCAAAATCGTCCCCAGTCTTTTCAGCAGCGACAGCTGTCATCGGCCTCCGGCCGATTTTCTTTTCGCATTTTCTTATCCGCGGGAGGCGATTCCATGCAAGAAGCACTCAAGCCCATCAACACGCCGGACACCTTGTTTCACGACGGCAACCCCACCACCGGCGAACTGGGCACCATAGTCAGCGCCGACTGGTTGAACAATCTGCAACTGGCGACGCGCTCAGCCCAGGAGGAGTTGATCTCGCTGATCAAAGACAGCGGCCAGACGTTGGACGCCGGCCGCAAGGACCAATTGTTGCAGGCGGTGAAAAAAATGGCCTGGGGCGGCGACAGCAAACCGACCACGCTGGCGGGCTATGGTATTGGCGACGGCGCCACCAAGGCCGAAGTGGCGGTCAAGGCCAACAAGGCCAGCACCCTGGCGGGCTACGGCATTCAGGACGGTATCACCGTGGCCATGCTGCCGCGCCGCAACCTGCTGGCGGATGGTGGCCGTTTCTTTGATCCGTTCACGCCGGAGGGTATTGTGCAGGCGAGAACCAATCAGATCACCGCACCGTTTGCCACGCCTATGCATAATGTTTCATTTAGCCAAAGCGCCAGCTCGGTGGGGCGTTTCATTCACGATAATGGCTCGTATGAAGGCCTTGGTCCGAAACTGACGCAACCGGTGGTGGATTTGCTGAATGCAATGGAGCGTGGAAACAAACGTTATGGTTACGAGTTTCACATCGCGGAGTTGCGCTGCGGTACGTTGACCTATTCGCCGCAAGTGCTGGACGGCAAAAATATGGCGGTGGCGCTGGCATACGGGGTTGGAACAGAAGGGCCGGTGACTTTTATGAACTGGCTGCGTTGCATTAGCGGTTCTATCTACTATGACTATGGCCAGTATCGCAATGGCAAGCCAATGGAGAACAAACGCATCACGCCCAGCGATGGCTGGGTGCATATGGCTGGGGTGGGGGATTGGGGCGGCGGCTACAGCATCAGCCACGTTTACGCCGAGAATAACTCGGTCTTCCAGCTGGCTTTGCCCGCCACGCTGTCCGGTGTGCATGGCGGTTACGTACACAAAGCGCCGATCGCGCCGTAAACAATCTTGGTTTCCAAGCATGGCAATCCTGTGGGATTGCCATTTTTTTGTCTGTTCGCTACTGACATCCGTCCGCTGCTGACGCGCGTCGCTTCCCGGCACAATGAGGGCATTAATTCACCAGCGAAGCGGGTCAACTGGCGGTCTGATGACGGCTGATGTGGTCCGTGCCCCGCCTATGTCGCCTGCCCGGCTCATGGGCAGACTCAATTAAGGAGCGAGAGCGCGATGCAAAACACCTTGAAGCCGATCAACAGCCCGGACGGCCTGTTTCATGACGGCAACCCCACTACCGGCGAACTGGGCACCATCGTCAGCGCCGATTGGCTGAACAGCCTGCAGCAGGCGACTGCCGCCACTCAGGACGAGTTGATTGCCTTGATCAAGGACAGCGGCCAGGCATTGGACGCCAACCGCAAGGATCAATTGCTACAGGCGGTGAAGCAACTGGCCTGGGGTGGTAATAGCAAGCCGACCACGCTGGCGGGCTACGGTATCAGCGACGGGGCCACCAAGGCCGAAGTGGCGGTCAAGGCCGACAAGGCCAGCACCCTGGCGGGTTACGGCATTGCCGATGGCGCGACGGCTAGTCAATTGCGTGCCGCGGCGCCAGCCGGCGAAGTGACCTACTTTGCAATGCCATCTGCACCGCCAGGTTGGTTGAGATGTGATGGCTCCTTGGCCAGCCGCAATGTTTATCCCGCGTTGTTTGAGGCAATTGGGACGCGATACGGTGCAGGAGATGGGACAACAACGTTTAACTTGCCTGATTTACGCGGAGAATTTATCCGCGGTTGGAGCAGCGATCACCCTGTAGTAGACGTGGGACGTGCATTTGCGTCTAGGCAAATGGGCTCATTGATTCCTTATCAAGGTTATATCGATCCGACCCGCAGCGGTGCATGGCAAAGCAGTTACAACGATAGGTTGGGATGGGTGAGTGATCTGTTTGATGATGGTTTTGAGAGCAACCATGTCGATGGTAATTCCGTGGTTAATTACGGTGTAACTCCGATCCCGAACTGGCAAGCTCAACTTCTTGGAGGCACATTGACGCAAGCTGTTACAGGGTCGACAACCAACCTTTTGAAAGGCACCCGCCCCCGCAACATCGCCCTGCTTGCCTGCATCAAACACTAAGGAGACCACCATGCAAGAACGCACGCAGAAAACCGTCTACGCCTACCATTCGGAAACCGGCGAGTATTTGGGCACCACCATGGCGGACCTGTCGCCACTGGACGTTGAAGAAACCTGGCTGATTCCGGCCTACGCTACCGAGCAGCAACCGCCGCAGGCGGGGAACAGGCAAGCGGCGGTCTATCGCGACGGCAGCTGGCAGCTGGCGGAGGATTTTCGCGCGCTCAAGCTGTGGAGCAAGGTCAGCGCGCAGCCGGTGACGGCGCAAATCGGCGACACGCCGGACAGCCTGCAGGCCACCGAGCTGGAGCCGCCGGCCTTCGCGGTGTGGAACAAGAAAGCCTGGAAAGTGGATGTCGACGCGCAGCGCGCGGCGTTGACGGCGCAGGCGCAGCGGGAGTTGCAGCAGCGCTTGGCTACTGCCTACGTCCTGCGCCGGCCTTTGGAGGACGCGCAGGAGCTGGGGCTGGCTACGGCGCAGGAGCAGGGCTTGCTGACGGAGTGGAAGCGTTACTGCGTCGAGCTGTCGCGCTTGCCGCAGTTGGCCGCTGTTGGGCGAGGTGGACTGGCCTGCGGCGCCTGCCTAAACATTGAGTTTATGTGCTTGGAAAACGGCGGCTTCGGCCGTCGTTTTGCTTTGTAGCTGCGCTCCAAACTACTGACATCCGTCCACTGCTGACGCGCGTCGCTAAACGGCAAAATGACGGTATTGATTCACTAGCGAAGCAGGTCAGCGGGTGGTTTACGGACCACCCGCCCGGCCCGAAGTCCGCCCCAAGCCGCCAGCCCGGCCAGCGGGCCAACCCTGTAAATGGAGCGAGAGCGCGATGCAAAACACCATGAAACCGATCAACAGCCCGGACGGCCTGTTCCACGACGGCAATCCTTACACCGGCGAATTGGGCACGGTGGTGACCTCGGAGTGGTTGAACAATGTCCAGTCCGCTGCCCAGTCCAGCCAGGACGAGCTGTTGACGGTGATACGCGACAGCGGCCAGAGCGCGGATCCGGCGCGCAAGGACCAGTTACTGCAGGCGCTGAAGAAGCTGACCTGGGGCGGCAATAGCAAGCCGACCACGCTGGCCGGCTACGGTATCACCGACGCCTTGCCGCTGAGCGGCGGCAAGATGAATGGGCGGGTGGATTTTCAGCCCAATTCTCGTTTCCTGGCCGAGGGCGGCAAGGAAGGCGGCCAGCTGCAATTGCAAGCGCCGCAAAGCGACAGCAAGCTCAGCGACGTCAATATCGATGTCTGGGGCAACCAGTTCCGCGTGTTCAACAACGATGGCGTCAAGTCTCGTGGTTTTTACGTGGACCTGACCCAGTGCGAGGACGGTCCTATCACCAATCTGCTGACCATGTCCGGCGCGCCTGGCATGGTAGGCCACTTCGCAACGCCTTACACGCCGCCAGGCTGGCTGAAATGCGATGGTTCTCCGGTCAGCCGCAGCACTTACCCCGGCTTGTTTGCGGTGATCGGAACTATTTATGGCGCAGGGGATGGCTCGACGACATTCAATCTTCCGGATTTGCGAGGGGAGTTCATTCGTGGCTGGAGCAGTGATCGTCCAACAGTGGACGTGGGACGTGTGTTTGGCAGCGCTCAGATCTCGACCCAAGTGCTGGTTGATGATGATGCAAATGAAGTCGTTGGAACCATAGACTGGACAAATAACAATTTAGTGGCTCTTGGCTATGAGTCAGCTGATGTTGGCTCCATACATCTGCATTACACAAAATCAATCAATGGTGGAGTTCATTCAGCGAGTTATGTGCGTTCCATTCGCCCCCGTAACCTAGCCCTTCTCGCCTGCATCAAATACTAAGGAAACCGCCATGCAAGAACGCAAACAGAAAACCGTCTACGCCTACCATCCGGAATCCGGCGAGTATCTGGGCACCACTACGGCGGATCTATCGCCGCTGGATGTTGAGGAAACTTGGTTGATTCCGGCCAATGCCACCGAGCAGCAACCGCCGCAGGCAGGGGACAAGCAAGCGGCGGTCTACCGCGATGGCGGCTGGCTGCTGGTGGTGGATTTTCGCGCGCTCAAGCTGTGGAGCAAGGCCAGCGCGCAGCCGGTGACGGCGCAAATCGGCGACACGCCGGACAGCTTGCAGGCCACTGAGCTGGAGCCGCCGCCCTTCGCGGTGTGGAACAAGAAAGCCTGGAAAGTGGATGCCGATGCGCAGCGCGCGGCGCTGACGGCGCAGGCGCAGCAGGAGTTGCAGCAGCGTTTGGCCGCGGCCTACGCTCAGCGCCGGCCTTTGGAGGACGCGCAGGAGCTGGGTTTGGCGACGACGCAGGAACAAGGCTTGTTGACGGCGTGGAAGCGTTACTGCGTCGAGCTGTCGCGCCTGCCGCAGCAGACCGCGTGGCCGCAGTTGGCCGAGGCGGACTGGCCTAAGCAGCCTGCCTGA